CCTCACGAGCAACAACCCTAGCTATGAGTTTAGGTGTGAAGACGTCCTTATAAGCATTGGAAACAGCAAAGATATTGTCATCTCCAAGGAAAAGACAATGAACATTGCTAAAGAAAGTCAGAAGTGAGGATTCGCGCCAATCGTGCAGCTCCAACCAAGCAGTCAAGAACAACCGCAGGTTAGTCACACAATTTATTTCAGAAGTTAAAGGCCAGCCCGAGGGCATACCATCGTGATACTCTTCAATCACACTTCCGAAGACGTGGTACTGTTTGATAATAATATCTGTAAGAGCTTTCCGGACGCGCTTGTCAGAAACAGTTGCATCAGTGTAGAATGAGCCAAAGAAATCCATTGACCATCCCACAGAAGGGCCAGATTGATGGTGATCAAAAGCCTGGTAGTCGCCTGCTCCAACGTTGTCTCCAAACGCGGAGAGGTATCTGCCAATGATAGACCAATAATCGGCATTCTTTTCGTCATAGCCCTTTAAGATTGTGTTAAAGGGAGCGCCATCAGAAAGGGTCTTAATGACGGCTCCATAATACATCTTGACAAGAACGACGATGTACTTGGGAGGAATGCTAATAAGTCGTGCCTTGCCAGACGCAACCTTCTCAGCAGCTAATCTCTCCCCTTTCAAACAATCCTTGAAAACTACGAGAGGGGAATGGCCAGCCTTCGCAACATTAATGAAATTTTGAGCATCATCAACTAAGGTCAGCCATTTTTCCCCAGGCACAAAATTCCCTAAAACATCTAGACTCCAATAGTCTTCACCATTGATTCCAAACGCTGTGTCCGGATATCCAGCGGAAGTCTTTCCATCTATCCCATCAAAATGGGATCCAGGGAGTCCCATGATCGCTTCTTCCAAAGTAAAGATCCTCTTCGGAACATGAGAAGCGTGAGATAAGTAATGAGTCCTCATAAAATCTCGCAAAACGTCAGCCTTGCGTATTTCACCGGTAATTACCGGTCCAAATTTAGCTCTATTAGCTTCGAATTTGTAGGGACTAACATTGACAGGGGAAGTCTTCCTCTTACAATACGCGGGACCATCTCCGTCCCACGGTAGAAGCGTGTTGCGAACAAACACACTTGAGGGGACGTCGAGATTGCGAGTAACATAGTCCGCAGGCACGGAACCATGAAAATCAAGGGCTGCTTGGGTAACCATGCCTGGGAAACAATGTTCTTTTGACTCAACAAGGCGACCCTGATACTTGCGGATAGAGTCTCCAGTGACAATGGCTCCAAGGCTAACTCCTGTGGTTTGGGCACCAGCAATGTGCTGAGCAAAGATCTTGCCAGCAAAGCGAGTGCCTTCTGAGACGAGCATGGCCCCACAAAGACCTTTGTAGTTGTCGCACTGGTAAGAAATCAAATTTCTACGTACTTCCGGCACTCCGTTTGAAAGAACTTGTTCCTCACGAATTCCAGTGAGATGGGAAACATTGATGTCATGCTCCCGCATCACCAAACGAGCTTGAACATTTCGTGAAGCTGTGAAAAGAAGAGACGCTGCTTCATCATTGGTTGGGAACAAACCAACGAGATCACGCTTGATAAGATACTCCTTAGAAGGAACATCAAAAAGCCAAGCATCAGTGGCACAATCATCTTCATATGCCATTCTTTCAATCTCTTCTAGTCCAAAAGAATACTCTTCATTA